TGTGAAACCTGCTCGAAGCATTAACTTCATAACATTAACTTTTGTAGCGTCTAGAAGCGGTGTAGATTTCGAAGAAGTCTATGGAGCAGCTGGTATAGCTCAAGAAAGCAGCACTTAAGGGGAGGTAAAAAATGGCAACTATTAACCAATTTAAAGCAAACCTTATCGGTGCAGGTCCTAGAAATAATAGATTTGAAGTATTCATTCCTAGATCAGGTAATAAGATTCAGTTTTTGTGCAAAACGGCATCATTACCAGGACAAACTATTGCTCCTTTAGAAATGAAATACAAAGGGCTTACAGTTAAGTTAGCTGGCGACAGAACATTCGAGGATTGGTCTGTAACAATTTACAATGATACGGAATTTTCAGCTAGAACAGCTATTGAAGAATGGATGCAGAGTATTGTTCCATTAGATAGTTCAACAGTTACTTCTACTGGTTATGAGTATATGGTAGATAAAGCGACTGTAACACAATTAGGTAGGGACGATTCTAGAATCGCTACTTATGAATTTTTCAATATGTGGCCTACAACCCTAGCAGCTGTCGAATTAGACGCTGAAGGTGGTGATGGTCTAACAACTTCTGATGTTACATTTGCTTATTCACATTTCGAAAGAACTCTTTAAAAAGAGCACTTTGGAAGGGATATAAATATATACTATGGAATTATTCGGATATGAAATAAAAAAGAAGGCGGAAGAAACTAAAGCACAGAGTTTTGTTCCGCCTTCTAATGACGGCGATGTAATCGAAGTCGGAAAAGACGGTGGAATGGGAGGTTTCGCAGCCTCTGGTGGTGTCATTGGTCAGTTTGTTGATATGGAAGGCGGGATTAAAACCGAAGCCGACCTAGTAGCAAGATACAGAACAATGGCATTAGTTCCCGAATGTGATAATGCGATCGAAGATATAGTAAATGAAGCAATATCTTCAAATGACTTAGATGCACCAGTATCTATTAATTTAGATAGAGTAGATAAGTTATCAGAAGGAATCAAGAAAAAGATTCGTGATGAATTTGATGAAGTTTTGACAATGATGGGATTCAGAGATTTGTCTCACGACATATTTCGAAAATGGTATGTAGATGGAAGAATTTACTACCATAAAATGGTTGATTCAAAGAGTCCAAAGAAAGGTCTTCAAGGTTTAAGAGCTATTGACCCACAGAAAATACGAAAAATTCGTGAAGTGGAGAAAGAAAAAGACGAGAAGACTCAAGTTGAAGTCATTAAAGATATAAACGAATATTATCTTTTTAATGATCAAGGGTTTGATAAAAGTGGTAATAACACAGGTCAAACTGTAAGGATTCATAAAGATGCTGTATGTCATGTAACTAGTGGGTTACTTGATTACAATAAAACCATTATAGTTGGATATTTACATAAAGCCATGAAGGCAGTAAACCAACTAAGAATGTTAGAAGACGCTCTAGTTATTTACAGAATATCAAGAGCACCTGAAAGAAGGATTTTCTACATTGATGTAGGTAACTTACCTAAAGCGAGAGCTGAACAGTATTTGAAAGAAGTTCAAACAAGTTATCGCAATAAGTTAGTGTATAACGCTGACACAGGTGAAGTTAAAGACGATAGAAAGCATATGAATATGCTAGAAGATTTCTGGTTACCTAGACGAGAAGGTGGCCGAGGAACTCAGATTGAGACACTACCAGGTGGTCAAAATCTGGGAGAAATTGAAGATATAATATATTTTCAAAAGAAATTGTATAGAGCATTAAATGTTCCAATTTCTAGACTAGAAACAGAAACAGCGTTCGCTATTGGTAGAGCGACTGAAATTTCTAGAGATGAAGTTAAGTTTGCTAGATTTATTGACAGACTTAGAATTAAATTCTCTAGAATATTTGATGATATTTTGAAAACTCAGTTAATGTTGAAAAACATTATAACAGAAGATGATTGGAATAGAATCAAAGAGTATGTAAGTTATGATTATCAAAGAGATGGTCATTTCGCAGAACTCAAAGAGGCGGAAATTCTTAGAGAAAGAATTTCTACATTAGAACAATTAGACCAATTCGTTGGTAAATATTATTCAGAGGCCTGGATAAGAAAGAATGTTCTTAGACAATCTGAAATAGAAATTAAACAGATTGACAAAGAAATTAAAGGAGACGGTGCAGTAGCACTTGGGCCAGATGATGATATACCAGATTTGGATAGTTTTGAATAAAATAGGTAAACATTATGGTAGATAAAACTAAAGCTAGAGAATTTGTAGATCAAGTAATAGACGGTGATAATATAGGAGCCGGCGAAACATTTAAAAATGTAATGCAAGATAAACAACTAGACGCAATTGATTTGAAAAGAGTAGAAGCTCAACTTGATTGGTTAAATCAAGAACCTGAACCAAATACAGGGGAATAATCTTAATGGACTACTCAAAAAGTTGGACTAGACCAGGACAAGGGTTTGAGATAAAGGAAGGTGTTAAGTTTAACATAAAACCTGATAATCCTAAAGCTCAAGTAGGTGATGCTACGAATAGACGAACAGAATATTCGCATGTCTATGTAGAAGGCCTTGATAGAAAATCACAAAAAAGATTTGTAACAGTATTTTCAGATATTTTAGATGGAGATGAATATCCATTCAGTAATATTAGAAGATTTCTATTAAAGGATAATTGGGGTAAAGTCGGTAAAAACAGAAATGATGTAGTCGCAAAAGGTAGATCAGTTATTATTACTAATGCAAAACAAGGACATTTAGGGGCATCACAACCTGATGTAGCGATGGTTATAAAAACTGTAGCTAAGTGGTGTGAAGTTGAAGGTAGTGGTAATGTAAAGATTGGTTCAGTATTACACGATCAGAGATAAAAAGATGATAACATTTAAGCAACTTACAGAACAATTAGACGAAGTTAATTTCAAATCTGATGCTAAGAAGTTAGAAGTTTCAAGAACTAAGATTAAGAAAACAGAAGTTTTCTATCATTCTGAAAGAAAAGGTTCAAAGAAAATTCGTGTTTGGGTTAAACCTAAAGGAGCTAGAGAACCAGAAGAATTGGGTGTTTTCAAAGATATGAAAGCAGCTGAAAAATCAGCAAAACAGTTTGTTAAACTTATGGGTGAAGATATTGATGAAGGTATTAGTATCTGGAAAGAACTTGTTGAAAAAGCACAAGATAAATTTGAACAAGAAATGTCTGAAGCTAAAGAACTTGATCCGAAAGTAATTGACAAAATCGCACAAATGACAGATAGAAATGATCATAATGCTAGTGTAATACTGTTAGCAAGAATGATGAAAGAGATGAAAGTCGTAAAGATGATGGAACTATTAGTCAAGATGCATAAAGCAAATGGTTCTATGAGTAGTGATATGATTGCAATGAGAAAAGGTATGTATGACGAGCTTATGAAGAAAGCTAAAAGACAATATTCAAATTATAATGATTTGTATAAAGCATTTTAAGGGGTAAAAATGAAATTAATATCAGAACAATGGTCCGATGATGTAAATTATCTAGTAGAAGAAAATCCTGAAACAGGCAAGAAAGATGTTTATATCGAAGGTGTAATGCTTCAAACAGAAGTAAAGAACAAAAATGGCCGCATATATCCAAAAGAGGTAATGCAGAAAGAAGTAGCTCGATATACAAAACAGTATATTAATGAGAAAAGAGCCTATGGAGAATTAGGACATCCTGAAGGTCCAACAATTAATTTAGAGAGAACATCTCATCTAATAACAAGTTTAAAAGAAGACGGCAATAATTTTGTCGGAAAAGCAAAAGTTTTATCTACTCCTATGGGAGAAATTGTCAAGAATTTACTAGCTGACGGAGCTAGACTTGGTGTTTCTAGTAGGGGTATGGGGTCATTAAAAGCGAGTAAACGCGAAGGCGGAACTCAAATGGTCCAATCAGATTTTCAGTTAGCAACAGCTGCTGATATAGTCGCAGATCCTTCTGCTCCTGACGCGTTCGTAAACGGCGTAATGGAAGGAGTTGAGTGGATTTGGGATAATGGTGTCATAAAAGCACAGAAAATTGAAGAATATAAACATTCAGTAAGAAGAGCGAAGACACATAAACTCCAAGAAACGAAATTAAAAGTATTTAAGGACTTTCTTGGAAATTTATAAAATATAAATAATAACGAAAGATTAATTTATATAAATTACTTTATCAATAGAGGAAAATTCTAATGTCAAGTTTAGAAAACACAATAGAAGAAGTGATAGCAGAGGCCGCTGATATTCAGCACAAGGTTCCCGGAAAAGGTGGAGCTGCTCCTGCTGCTAAGCACAGTCCTGATGAAGACGAGCCGAAACACGATTCTGAAGCTGTAAGAAAGGCTGGGGATGCAACTAAACCTGCTCCTAAGACTAATGCTTCTGCATCTGGTGATTCTATGGAAGAGCCAAGTGATGGTGTTACAAAAGTTGAGAAAAGCAAGGCAGTTAATAACAATGAAGAAGTAGAAGATGATTCTGAAACTCCTGCATTGGAAGAAATGTCTAAAGCTGACTTACTCAAGCACGCGGTTTCGTCTATGAAAGAAATGGACGCAAAAGCACTTAAAGCGGCAGCTGCTGATTTAAGTGATGATGACGAAGATGGCGTTGAAGAAAAATCTGAGCCACTAAGTCGTAACGCTACTATCAGAAAGGTAGTAGAAACTCTAAAAGATAAATCAATCGCAGAAGTTCAAGCGTTTATTAAGTCTATATCAGAAGAAGAAGTTCAAGAAGATGCTTCAGAAGATGATAGAGATGAAGATAAAGGCGAGGGCAAAAAGATTCAGAAGAAAACTACTCCTGTAGAGTCTAAGGAAACCCAAAAAGAAATGGAAGACGAAGACGAGGAAGAGGAAGACGAAGAATCTGATGAAGAAGTCAAAAAAGAGTCTTACGACATTGATATGACTGATGACATTGAAGCTCTAGTTGCTGATGAAGATTTATCAGAAGAATTTAAAAACAAAGCTAAAACAATATTTGAAGCTGCAGTAAGTTCTAAAGTTAAAGAAGAACTTAAAGAGAAAGAAGCTAAGTTAGAAGAAGAAACTAACAACAAAATCGAAGAAATCAAAGATGATTTATCCGAGAAAGTTGATTCTTACCTTAACTATGTAGCTGAATCTTGGGTTTCAGAAAATGAGTTAGCGATTGAGAGAGGATTAAAATCCGAACTCACAGAAGACTTTATAAATGGTTTGAAAAAACTGTTTGAAGAGCATTATGTTGAAGTTCCAGAAGACAAGTTTGATGTAGTTGAAGAATTAGCTACAAGACTTGACGAAATGGAAGATAAGTTGAATGAAGAAGTTGCTAGCAACATCACAGCTCAACAATCCATTGAGGAACTGAAGCGTGAAAAAATTATTAGCGAAGCGTCTAAAGACCTAGCTGATAGTGAGATCGAGAAGTTACAAGAGTTAGCCGAAGATGTAGATTTCGAAGATGAAGAAAAATTCGTAGAGAAGGTTTCAACATTGAAAGAAGCTTACTTCAAAGGTGAAAAGCTTGAAGCGGTCTCTGATGAAAGTAATGTAGCATTTAACGAGTCAGAAGAAGAAAACAGTAAACCTGTTGATCCTTCAATGGCTGGTTACACTGCCGCAATTAGTAAATTTGCTAAGATAGATTCTTAGTATTTTTTAAAAAGGGGAAATAAACAAAATGTTTATGTCAGAAAATCTACAAGAAAAATGGCAACCAGTTCTAGAACACGGCGATCTTCCTAAGATCGAAGATTCTTACAAAAGAGCTGTTACTGCTGTAATTCTTGAAAACCAAGAACGCGCTAT